GGTGCGATAAGAAAGGAATTAAATGGTGCAACAAGGTGATACCGAAGAGTTGGTTCCAGCAGCGATACACCAACCATGCGATGATTGCGGGAGTAGTGACGCTCTCACCAGAAACGTAAATGGTTCGACCAAGTGTTATAGCTGTGAGACCTTCACTCCCGGTAATAGAAACAACAACGAACCCATCGAGGTGCGACGTCCCGACGGAACGTTCGTATCGGGTGGTGCGTATCAGATGTTAGCTCGACGCAACCTGACCGAAGAGACCTGCCGTAAGTGGGGTTATCAGATAGCAACGGTCGGTGGCGAAGACGTACAGGTAGCTAACTACAGATCGAGAGACGGCAAACTGGTAGGTCAGAAGATTCGTTACGCCAACAAGAGCTTCTCTACTCGCGGTGAGTTACTCGGACTATACGGACAACACCTGTGGAGGGACAGCGGTCGAAGGGTCGTTGTCGTCGAAGGAGAGGTGGACGCTCTTAGTCTGAGCCAAGCGTTCGAACACAAGTGGCCTGTAGTAAGCGTACCACACGGAGCGGGAAGCGGTAAGAAGCACGTCGCTCAGGCTCTCGATTGGTTAGAGCGATACGAGGAGGTCGTGTTCATGTTCGACATGGACGAGCCGGGTCGCAAGGGAGCCGCTGAGTGCGCGATGTTGTTGACGCCGGGACGGGCGAAGATAGCGGAGCTACCACTCAAAGACGCTAACGATATGCTCACAGCCAACAGGACTAAGGAGTTGGTTCAAGCGTGTTGGGAAGCGAGAGACTTCCGACCTGACGGTATCGTTGGAGCGGAGGAGCTATGGGAGAAGATAACCGAGGAGGTGAACACCGAATCCAAACCGTACCCTTACGGAAACCTGAACACCATGACGCACGGTCTAAGAGGCGGTGAGTTGGTGACGGTTTGCGCTGGGTCGGGGATCGGTAAATCACTATTCTGTCGTGAGATTGCCTTGGGGCTTTTGAACGAAGGTGAGACCATCGGTTACATAGCGTTGGAAGAGTCGGTCAGACGTACGGGTCTGGGGATAATGGGTTTAGAAATGAATAAACCGTTACACCTAGAGAACGACGTTGAGGAGGAGGAACTACGAGAGGTGTTCGACAAGACGGTAGGGAACGGACGGTTCTTTACCTACGATCACTTCGGTAGCTGTGACTCCGACAACCTGCTCGCCAAGATCCGCTATCTCTGCAAGGGACTCGACTGCAAATGGATCTTCCTCGACCACCTATCGATTGTCGTTAGTGGGTTCGATGGAGACGATGAACGTCGTTTGATAGACAACACCATGACCCGACTGCGTTCGCTCGTCGAAGAGACTCAATGCGGAATGGTCTTGGTCAGTCATCTCAAGCGACCACCCGGAACCGGACACGAGGAAGGAGCGATAACAAGCCTTGCTCACCTCCGTGGTTCTCACGCCATACCGCAACTTAGCGACATGGTAATAGGATTAGAACGAAACCAACAGGCGGCAGAAGACGCCAATCAAACTCGCGTGCGTGTGTTGAAGAACCGTTTCAGTGGTGAGACGGGGTTAGCAACGACGCTTTATTATGAACAAGACACAGGAAGGTTAAACGAAAATGATAAGACGATTCTTCAGATTAATACCGAAGCTACCAACGATAATCAATCCCCGTTCTAGACGTCAGAAGCTACTTAAAGCTATGCGTGAAGTCGAGAGCGGTGGAGAGGGTACGCCGTGGGCGGTGGGCGACAGCGGTCGTTCGCTTGGTCCCTACCAGATTACCTATGGCTATTGGTTGGACGCAGTCCGATTCACGCCTGAGTTAAAGGAAGGAACATGGCCTATGGTCGTCGACCGAACCTACGCCGAAGCGATCATGCACAGCTACTGGAAGAAACACGCACCGTTGAACGCAACGTGGGAACAACTAGCTCGCATCCACAATGGCGGACCCAAGGGACACGGAAGACCTGAGACGGCGAAGTACTGGCGTAAAGTCTGCACACATCTATAGACACTAACTAAAAACGAGGAACAATGAATAACGTAACACTATACTTCGACATCGAAACGAACGGTATCGAAGACTTCACGACACTCAGCGACTTGAAACAAGTACATTGTCTGAGCGTCTACAATCCACAACAGAAACGCATGGTCACCTTCGACGGCAAAGGAATACCGGAGGGACTACGATGCATGGATCAAGCGGGTTATCTGTGCGGACACAACGTTGTGGGCTTCGACCTACCGGTGTTGAAGAAGCTGTACAACTACTCACCGAAACCACGCATCTTGGACACGGCTCTAACGAGTCGCGTCATGCACAGCGATCTACGCGGACTCGACATGCAACGAAAGGACTTCCCTAAAGAGTTGTGGGGTTCTCACAGTCTCAACGCATGGGGTCACCGTTTGGGCGGTATCAACAAGATAGCCTACGAAGGTAACTTCGAACGGTACGACGAGGACATGAAGAAGTATTGCGAACGCGACGTACTCGTTACCTATGCGTTGGCTCAATACTTGAAGGCGTTGGAACCCGACGTCCGTATGTTGTCGATTGAACACGGCTTCGCTCACGTCATACGCAAACAGGAACTACGAGGCTTTTGTTTCGATGAAGCTAGAGCGATGGCGTTCATCAGTCATCTGACTCAGCTACGAGCGGAAGTAAAGGACAAGCTACAGGTCATGTTTCCACCGCGTGTCGAGGAGATGAGGACGCCGAAGGGTTGGTCGTTGACGCTTGACGGAGACGTAACGATAGAAGCGGAGACCAAGGGCAAGCTCAAGGAGATGCTCAAGGAGATGGATATGAAGCAAGCGTTAGTCAACCAATCAGTCAAGATGGACAACAAGACGAAAGCCATACCGTTCAATCCGGGTAGCCGTGATCAGATAGCGGCTCGTCTAGTGGATTTAGGATGGGAACCCACGGAGCGAACACCCGACGGTCGTATAAAGATCGATGAGTCGGTGTTGAAGAAGATCAACCATCCCGCCGCTAAACTCCTGTTGGAATACCTGACCGTGTCAAAGCGATTGGGACAGGTAGCGGAAGGTGAGAACGGTTGGATGAGAGTGGTTAAGAAGGGACGCATCCACGGCAAGGTCAACACGAACGGAGCGGTGACGGGACGGTGTACGCATAGCCTACCTAACCTAGCCCAAGTTCCGGCGGTACGAGCGACCCACGGAAAGACGTGCCGGGAGTTGTTTAAAGCGGGAGACGGGTACGACCTAGTCGGTGTTGACGCAAGCGGTCTGGAACTGCGTTGCCTCGCTCATTACCTAGCTATCTACGACGGTGGAGCATACGCAAAGAACCTCATCCAAGACGACATCCACACCGTCAACCAGAAGGCGGCGGGATTGGAAACGAGAGACCAAGCTAAGACGTTTATCTATGCGTTCCTCTACGGAGCAGGTGACGCCAAGATCGGGGACATAGTCGGAGGTTCGGCCAAGCAAGGAGCGGCGTTAAAGAAACGTTTCCTCGCACAGCTACCGGCTCTTGCTCGCTTGAAGAAGGGAGTCGAGGAGAAGGCGAAGCGTGGTGGTTTCCTCACGGGAATAGACGGTCGCATCCTACCGATAAGATCCGAACACTCCGCTCTTAACATGTTGTTACAGTCGGCTGGAGCGGTAGCGATGAAGCAAGCGTTGATCAAACTACATAGAGACCTGACGATACTGGGGTGGGAACACGGTAAAGAATACGCATTCGTAGCCAACGTTCACGACGAGTTCCAAGCGGAGGTGTTACCGGAGAAAGCCGACCTGTACGGAAAGATGGCGGTGGAAGCGATACGATATGCCGGTGACTCGTTGGGTTTTAACTGTCCACTCGATGGTGAGTACAAAGTAGGACGCAACTGGGCGGAGACACATTGATGACTAAACTAGGTATGTACACGTTGTCCACCGACGACAAAGAACAGCATGAGATGTGGTTGAAGGGAGCGACTATCAACGCCGACTTGGTCGATTTCAAGAACTGGATGAGAGACATCGTTAAGCACGGCGGACCCAAGATGAACGCCAAACCACTGTACGACAACGAGACGATGCAACGAACGTACGACGTCATGTTCAAGTACTTGGGGGAATACATCGATGGATGAACAAGTGGAGGTGGATACGTGTCTAGCTTTAGCGTGGGCATACGACACCCAAGACCTGCGAGTACCGTGGGATTGGAAGGGACAACAACAACAACGAACTATGGTAAGCAAATCACAACAACAAGGAGCGGTGTACGAGAGCGAGTTCAGGACGGAGTGTTTGAGGCGTGGTTTTGAACCGCACGATCCAACCGTTCCTCAAGCCTACGACTTCATTGTGATGTGTCCTGCGGGGACGTTGAAAGTACAAGTCAAAGGAACTGAGAGTTTGGGCGAATACGGTAGCTATAAGTTAATGACAAGTACAGGTTGCAACGTAAAGAAGGCGATAGACACGACTAAGGTGGACATCATCGCTTGTTACATTGATCCGGAGAAAGCTTGGTACGTTATACCTAGTTCACTAAAGATACCTAAGACAATAAAACTAATGGCGGGAAACAAACGGTCGGCCAGTAAGTACGAGAAGTACCGAGGCAACTGGTCGCCATTCTACGAAAAACAACAAGAGAAAGAATAATAATGAAAACGATGATGTTAATAGATGCCGACGTGTTGGCGTTCCAAGGAGCGGCAGTATGTCAGCAAGCGGTACAATGGGAAGACGACCTATGGACTGTTCACGCCGACCTAGCGGTAGCCAAGGCGTGGATAGTAGACAGGATAGAAACGTTCCGTGAGAAGCTGAAAGCGGACTCTATGGTGTTGGCTCTGTCCGACCCTAAGAACTTCCGACGCAAGCTCAACCCGCTGTACAAAGCGAACCGCAAAGGCGTGTTTAAACCAATAGGGTTACGACCTCTTAAAGAGTGGTTGGATGAAGAGTACGGAACGGTGCAATGGCCAAACCTGGAAGCGGACGACGTGTTGTCGATACTCGCTACCGAACGACCCAACCGCACCGACAGACGAATCATAGTAAGCATCGACAAGGACTTCAAAGGCGTTCCCGGTATGTACTACGACTTCAACAAGGACGAGATGCATGAGCCGTCCGTTGACGACGCCGACCGCTTCCACTTGGAACAAGTCGTATCAGGAGACTCAACGGATGGTTACTACGGCGTTCCCGGTATAGGTACGGTACGCGCCAAACGATGGTTGGAACAGAACGGATACACATGGGCGTCGGTCATGAAGCTATACGAAGAGAAAGGATTAGACGAGCAAGAGGCGTTGATGAACGCATGGATGGCTCGACTGCTACGCAAAGACGAATACAACATTAAACGAAAGGAACTAACATATCTATGGATGCCAGCACATTACCCACCAGCGGAGAAAAGAAAGTATTCGAAAGTGGTGCGCAGCGTGACGGGGACGTTGGACGAGGACGATTCAGCCTTATCCCCCCAACCGCACTTCTCGCCCTCGCCAAGCGTTTCGAAGACGGAGCCACCCACTACGGCGACAACAACTGGATGAAGGGAATGCCTCTTAGTCGGTTGTACGACAGCATGATGCGTCACCTGATAGCGGCGTCTCAAGGCGATGAATCCGAAGACCACCTTGGAGCTATTCTATGGAACGCTTCAGCGTGGATATGGACGGAACAAGCGATCAAAGATGGTCGCCTTCCACACGAACTAAACGACCTACCGTACAGATGAACTCACCTATACAGAGAAACTTACCCGATTTAAGTCGGCGTTTACTCGAAAGATTAGACGAACTTTATCCCGACCGATGTCCCGATCCTAGTGATAGTGAACGAGATGTGTGGATCAAAGCGGGACAACGCAAAGTCGTTAACTTCCTATGGGACGTC